AAATCCCATCCTTCAAACAATGGACTGTTGTAAGTATTTACAACTTTAGCAGCATCAGCATTAGCTTCTTCTTGAAGTTTACCTAAAATTTTATCATTAGGTAATTTAGGGTCAAGGGTTTTAGCAGTGAGCATCTTATACAAGTTTCTCATTTTACCAACATTACCTTGAATTTCTCCAAGAATCATGAAAGCCTTCATAGTGTAATCTACAGAAGACTTTTTGTTTGATTTTTCAAATTCTTCAGTTTCCATGTAATATCTAACACCAGCAATACTTTTTCTGTTAGGCTGATTGATAGGAGTTACAATTCCTGAATATGATAGAATTAAGAAATCAAGGTATTGAGCTGGGTCATTAAGTCTAAGCTCTATAGGCTTATCTTTAATATCTGCTCCAATCTTTACCTTATACTTTTGTAAATCTGATTTCTCATCAAATGGATTCAGATTTTTACCTAGCTTTCTTTCAAGCCATTTTCTTTCAGCTTCTTGAAGCTCAAATTGATTTCCTTCCCTTTCAAAAATATTATGTAAGGATTTACTCTTATACTGTCTTAACAAAGGAATCTCTGTTGTAGTATTAGGAGCTTGAAAAGAATATAAATGATCTTTTGGGATTAATCCCTGTCTAATGATTGGTGACAATTTAACTGTCACATTTGGTAAGTGAGCTTCTATTTTTTTAGCTCCTGTACCACTTTCAGGTTTCCATCTGAAATTTTCTTCTACTCTGGGTTTATTACTCATGTTTGTTATTTAAGTTTTTCTCCAATTTCTTAAATAAAGAAGAGAAAAAGGGAGAAATTAATCTCCCTTTATACTCTAAGTCTAATTAAAAAGAAGAGCCATATTTGAATGTAGCAGTTCTACTTGGGTCTTTTACAACTGCAGCTCCACTAGTCATGCAGTATTCAGACCATCCATCAATGTGAGAAGAAGCAGAACCAGTAGCATATCCACTACCTGTCCAAGAGTAAGGGCTTCTAGCACCTTCTACATACCATTTTCTCATTCCCATATTCATAGCTTGAAAAAGCTGAATATTAGGTTCACCTTCAGTAGTACCAATATCAAAAATATCACATCTGTAAGATTCTTCTAGACCATTGTCTGGGTGAATCTTTTTGTTTCTTGATGGGTCAGAATAAAGACCATCTACAGATATATTGAATTTGATGCCATTAGGCCCTTCAAATTCTACAAACTGACCACCATATTTTAATGCAAGATTACTTCCTACAAAGTCTGCATTAGATTGTTGGATTCTATAACTCTCTCTTGAAGGAGTAAATAACTGTGCATTACCTTCTAGAGATTTATGAAATTGATATGCAAATCTTTCTCCACATCTACCAACAAAAGCTCTTTCATCAGTATCTAACTTACCTTCACTCAAATCCATCAATCTAGAGCTAAACTCATCAATATCAAAAGTTGTGTAATAAGTAGTGTTAGCAGTTTCCATTTGCTCTCTAATACCAGCACCAGTTTTAATTTTATAACCAGAATCTCCAGTTACATTAAATGAACCATACTGGCTTCTGTTTGATTTACCAAACATTAAAGCTCTGTTCCATTGCATTCTAAACTCATAATCAATCATCATAGATTGATAATCAGTCCAAAGTAAAATAGGTTTACCATCAGCTTCTTTACCTAGAACAGTTCCCATAAGTTTTCTACCAACCATGTTACCAGGGTTGTGTTGCTCCATTCTAATGTGAGTAAAGCCATTTCTCATAGAAATGTTGCTAGTGTAAACAACTTCTCCACCATGACTAGAAAATTCTTCTTCTACTGGGTGAAAATCACAACTCCAATAAGTACCATTTACCAAATCTTCTGGTGGGATAGATACATCTGGGTCAGAACTATTTAAGATACATTTAGCAATAGCGTAAGTACCATTGTAATAGTAATCTTGAATTAGAAGAGCAAAATCATCAGGGTTACTGCCTACAATTAAATCACCTTTTGAAAAAATATCTTTTTCAAACCTAAGCTCTACTTCAGTACCTCCTTTACCAATTTCAGCAGAAGTTGATTCAGTAATTAAGCTACCATTAAAGTAAGCCTCTTCAAGTTTTACATTTTTAGGTGCGTTACCTCTTAATTCCCATACAAAGTCATCTTCATTATCCAACCATTTAGTTGGAAATTTCTTTAGGAAAGTATCAAGGTTATCACCATAGTTGTAAGCTAAAATATCCATAACCATGTTGGATATTTTTTGTGTCTCTTGACCAGACTTCCATAGAGATGCCAAAGAGTTTTTCTTTGTCAACCCTTTCCAGTGGGTAGCATTGGTCATTTGAAATTTAGTGAACTGTGCCATTTATTTACAAGTGTTTAATACGATTTTAAAATGTTTGAAAGTCCTTCTGAGATAATCTCTCCACCTTCTTCTAGGCTATAAGTATTATCATCTACTCTTCCTCCACTTTGACCTCTAGCCAACTCTTCATCTAATTTACTTAGAGCTGATTTTTTAGCCTTAGCTTTTAAAGTTTCAAAACTTTCAAAGTTGTTAGTCAATACAGATAAAGCATGAACTTTTATTCTAAAGTCTGCACTAGTATTGTATTGATGAATAAAATTATTTACAGGAGCACCATTAGCTGCTTTTCCAGTTGGCTCTACCATAGATTTGAATAAGCTATCTTTCTGTTTCTTATTCATTTTAATTCCTGGAATAAACTCATCAGTTTTATTGATAGTTTCTTTCAAGGTATTAACTCTTTTAATTTGAGCTTCTTTAGCATCTTCTGCTTTTTTAGCTTGTTGAGCATTAAAAGCATCTAAAGCTCCTTTGTCCATTTCTTTAAGCTCTTTAAGATACTCTATTGCATCTACTTCATCAGCTCCTGTATCAATAGATCTTTTTACTAAAGCAGCTATTCTTTCTGGAGTAAATTGAGTAGTTCTTTGAAAATACTGAGTAATAAGAGCTTTTCTATCTTCTATTTTATCATCTCCTTTAAGGCTCTCTTCAGTGTACTGATTGTTTATAGCTTCTTGTTTTTTGAAAGCTACAACATCTTCCCATTTAGCTCCATTTCTAAGAGCTTGTACTGCTTTAATAGCGTCATCAGGAAGGTCATTAAGCTCATTAGCTTTTATTTCTTTCTCTATTAAATTAGCAAAATCAGTAGCTGTTTTTAATCCTTTTATTTCTTCCTCTGTAGCATGGGCTAAATAACCTCCCTCCTGCATAGCAGAAGTCAATGTTTGGAGATTTAGAGTAGAAGATGAGTTCCCACCATGCTTAGAAGGAGGAGTTGTTGTATCTTTAGGTTTATTTACTACAGGCTCATCTTCATTTTCTTCATCTCCAATATTAGGGTCTTCACCCCCTGTAAGTAAACTTAAATCAATATCTATTTTATTATCCCCATTAGGAATTATTTTAGGAGGTTTATTTTCCTCATTATTACTGTCCCCAGGCTCTAGGGCAGTAGATGTAATAACCTCTCCCTGGTTATCTACATCAAATATTTCTACATCTCCTTTTAACATACTCTAAAAGATTTATTCTTAACAAAAATAAAGGGACTACTAGTTAAAGTAATCCCTTCTTAATAATTGTATTTTATTGCTAATAATCTTAACTAACTGCTTTTAATTTAGATTGACTAGCTTTATGTTTTGCTTGTCTCTCTTTAGATCTAATATCTTCTTTTCTAATATCCTCATTAGCTTTATTACTTCTTTTATTTTCTCCTAATTCATCCATTTGTACTATAAGCTCTTTAGCTTTTATTTTTAATTCTTCTAAGTTAATAGTCTTTTTATCCTGTAAATCTGCATTTTTAAGTTGAACATCTGCAGTAATTTTAGCATATTCAAGCTTGAGCTTATCCATGTGTTTTTTCATTTCTAAATCCATTTCAGCTTTTTTACTAGCTTGTTCCGCTTCTAACATTTGTTTTTGACTATTAGCTGCTTGTTCTTGTCTTTCTATTTTAGCTTTTTCTAAAGTTCTAGCAGCATTAGAAACAGATGGAGCTGTAAGCATAGTAATCATATCTTGTACATCTACCATATCATTTTGTACTAATGCATGCATATTGTTTTTTAAGAAATCTAAAACTTCAGCATCTTTTTTAGCATTTGAAAAATGTATATCATAATCAGATTCTACAAAATCTCCAGGTTCTATATCATATATTTCAGTATCTCCTGTTTCCGTAACATACTGTTTTTTAATATTATCCTTGTTCTTATAAACAATCTTAGCAGTTTCTAAAAATACTCTAAGTACTTCTTTCTTGATATAATCAGCTATATCAAACCATTTTTCAGTAATATGAGAACTTTGAGTTAAAGCTCTTTCAACATTACCTACTTTTTCAGAAGTAGAAATACTAGCTTCTCTTTGTGGACTAATACCAGCTATCTGTCCTAATTGCTGTTCCACATACTCAAGTATCTGAATATGATATTGAATAAATGAACCAAGTTCCATATCTACAGTACTTTGAGTTTGCTGCATATTACCAGCTAATTTTCCAGTAGCAGCTCCTTTTTTGCCTTCTTTAAATGGGTCATAGAACCAAATTTTATGATTATGGACATAGTTAAGCCATTTACTCATCTTCCATCCATCAGGAATATCCATAAGAGAAACCTTCATTATCTTACCATAATTCAAGCTAATGGCATTAAGAGTTCTTTCCATAATCATATTGTAGATATATTGATAAGGTTTCATTCTATCCATCAAAGACATTGCTTTGTTAGAATTTACACTCATACATCCACCTACTACAGGGGGATAACATCTAGAAGGATTAGCTCTTTCTCTAAGTTGTACTGGTCTAGCTCTCATTCTTAGATAACTATCTTTACCTATCTTATGTCCTTCCCACCATTCTCCAATAAAAAATTTTTCGTATGTTTCTCCTATAGCCTCATTAATTTCATACTTTCTATCTTCTACCCTACACTTTTCATTTCCCATTTCATCCATAAAAGTTATAAGTTTCATTTCTCTATAACTTTTCCAAAATACTTTTAATACTCTATGATTACCATAAATATCTACAGGCATGCCAGCTTTATGTGAACTTAAATGATGACCTGATTCAAAATCTTCAGTTCTATAAACCTCTTCTTCAGCATTTCTAATGTAGTAATCTGGAATAGGAGCAGTATAAGGATTACTATCTCCAGCTACATTACTACCTTTTTTTCTATTCTTTTTAGGATGTCCTTCTAATTTAGCAATGTCATCTTCTTTTAACTCATCCCAATAATAATCTAATATCTGACCAGGACTCATATAATCCTCAACCATAATTATATCAGCGTGATGAGTAAATGGACTACTTCCATTTCTTAAAGTATAAACATTAAGAGGATTGAGTCTTTCAAATACTAAATCTTCATACCCTTTTTTTCCTATAATATCAATTAAAAAATGTTCTTCTCCAGCAATTTCTAAATCTAAAAATCCTTGAGCCATTTTTCTGTCAAAATCCTCTTTAAGCATTTCACTATTAAGGATTCTATTTCCAGTAATTTCTCTTTTATCTTGATAGGTTCTATTATCAGCAGTTATTTTTTGTAATTTTTGCTCTATCTCTTCCTGAGAATTATTCTTTTTAAGAGCTTCAACAATTACAGAGTTTAGATTTTGTTTTAGTACCTCTTCTTTCTCACTGATAGCATCAAAATTTCCTATTCTAAGCGTAAATGGAAAATCTCTTTTTAAGTATTCTCCATATAGTAAATCAATTTTTACATTAGCAATAGGATGATTTTGTGGAGTAGTAGGAGAAGTAAAACCAGGAATATTAAATGGGTTATCAATCTTAGCCATGTCTTCAGGGTCTAAGATATTATTATACAAATTGTAATTAATTACTTTATTACTCCTAGATTTTCTAAGACTACCAGTGTCATCCATCAGGAGTCCATCTACAGCATCTATACAATCCTTAGCCCATTGTTTAGTTTTATTTTGGGTTCTCTGGGAAGGGAAGTTTTTCAATCCTATCATAAAGACTCTTTTATACAAAAATATGCTAAAAATCTATTATGTCTTCATAACTAACATTTGTTTGAACTTTGACTTTACTTCCTATATCGTCTCCAAAGATTCTATTACTTAAAGCAAAACTTTGTTCTACCCAACTACTATCATACTCTCCTGTAAAAAATGGGTCAGTACTTACATCTCCTAATTCATCATAACTAAAAGCACTTTCTATTCTTTTCAGCATAGACTCTCTATAAATCATTAACATGCCCATAGCAGAAACCCTATCAAAGTTATCATCTGGATTCCACATAATAAGTTCTTTGATAAGAGCAGTACTTCTAAGTGTGTGTAAGTTTAAAATTCTATTTAAAGGCTCTCCATCTTCATCATACTCAGTATCTCTAAGTTTAATAAGCCAATCAGCTAAAAGTTTTCTAGCATACTTATTCACAAACTCAGTAGCCCTAGTACCATATTGATTATTTCCTTTAAGTGCTCCAGTAAGTAATTCAACATCTCTAAGTATTTGTGGAGTAGGAGCTAACAAGTGAACTCTATTGGTATTAGAAGCATAAACAAAAAATCCTTTTAAGTTATTTTCATAGTTAGCTGTAGCATTGTAATACTCCATTAAAGTCAAACAAGTTTCATAAAACTCATTTGCAGTATCAGGTCTACCAGTATATTCAGCTACTATCTTATCATTCCATAAATCAAAAATGAATATTGAACCTAAAGATGTACCTTCATCAGCATCATAAGGGTCAACTCCTGCAATATACCTATAAGCTGGAATTTTACCATCACCCCCTCTTTGAGGCATGACATACATTTCAATAGCTCCTTTTCTATCTGCAGTTTTAGATAAAGGCCAATCTCTTATAACTCTTTTATCAGTTTCATTTTTATATTCAATAAACCCATTAGAATTTCTTTTAAGTTCTCCATAATAATGAGGGGAAATAAATTCAGCTAACTTAGGTTCTACTTCATTTTCAAGATAAATTCTTAAATCATTAATAGGGAAAAGAGAACCTTCTTTTCTTAATACAGCTTCTTGTGGAGTAATAGGATGTTCAGCTTTAGCTTGGATATATAAGTTAGGGTCACTAGATTGTTTAACTACCCATCTATGTAAATAGATTTCAATCATAGCTTTTACAATATCAGATACTCCATCTTTATTATGGCAATTAAATCTATTAAGATAAGCTCCATAAAAAAATCCTACTTTTCTATCTCCAGTAGCTTTTCTATCACATACTCCAGGAATACCATAAATATTTAAAGTTCCAGGTTCATAATAAGCAGTATATAAACCTTTAAAGTTTTTTAACTCATCTCCACCTGTACCTCCACATACCATGTGACCAAAAGCAATTTCTCCATCTTCTACTGAAGGTCTTTCTACTTGCCAAGCTGTAATAAATCCTGGCATAGAACCAACTTCTTCCCATTTAATTTTACTTCCCCTTTTACCCCTAGCTTTTTGTGGGTTATTGTTAATAGTAACTCCATAAAGCTCATTCAAACTCCCATATATTTGACCATCTTGTTTATATCCCATTTGCCAGTGCATATCTGACAAAGAGTTTTTGAGTCTACATATTCTAGGAAATTCAGTATTTTCACCTATAGCAGTTTTGGCTTCAACAAACTTTGTAAGAATACCATCTTTATCTAAGTACTCTTTACTATCTGCAATAGCATAAGTTTTTACAGGAGATTTAGTTTCCCAAGTTTCAATACTAGCTGAAAGAATAAAATCTCTAGCCATATCAAAACTTTCCATAATAGAATATCCTACTCCTCTAGACTTTAAAATACTACTATGCTTTCCATTATCAAAACTTCTTCTTTTATAATGAAACCATAGATAAGCTCCTTCATGAGTTTTAGGAATTTTCTTAATCCTATCACCTCTTTTACTCCCTTTTCTTTGTTGAGTTTGATAGATTACTCCAAAATTCCAAAACCAGTATAAATCACCAGGTATCCATTCTCCATCCTCTCTTACCTTATCCTCAAAACATTGGTATATCTGTTCTTTCCAGAATCTTCTATACTTACTCATAGGATGAGGGTTCTTATTATAGTTAGTATATTTTCCCTCTTTATCTAACTTGTAAGCCAGCTCTCTAAAATACTCCATATTTTCCAATATATGAGGAGCAGCAAAATCTACTATAATTTTACCATCTTCATCTTTAGGCATATCTTTAGCTTTCCTTCTTTCAGGAGATACAAGGTTTTTTAGAAAAATAATGGTATTTATATCATTAGCAATCTGATCATATACCCAATTTACATCTTCAGTAGTCCAAGGCTCTTCTTTTCCTACTTTAGCATTAAAAGCTCTTTCAATAGAAGCTAATGATAATTCACTTTGATATTGATTAAACTCATACTCACTGTTATCTTTAACACTAAGCTTATGAACTATTATATCTTCTTTAGGCATTAATCAAATAAACTTTTTTCTTCATTTCCTACAAAATCTTTATCTTTATTCTTTTTAGTATAAACATCAATTTCGGCATTTCTAAGTTGCTCAGTCAATGCTCTTACATCTTTAAGAACTGCAGCTACAGACTTAGGTTCATTTACTAAAGTACCAGTTTTAGTTCTTTCATTAAAATTTAGATTTTCAAGGTATTCTCTA